GAAATCGCGGCCACCACCAACGTTGCGTCAAAGCTCGCCATCGAGTACTAGTGGACTGCGCGATATTCTGCGTAGCCTGCTTGACTCTCTGGCAAGCTTTCGTCAGCCTTGGCGCCTAGTTTCTGGCGTCATAGCTCTTATCTTCGCTATACTGGAGTACCGCAATGGTTCGACAGAAAAGCAAGACGAAACCACACGGTCGCAAGGGGAAGGTACCAACTCAACGGGCTCCGGTAACTCCGGATTCAAAACAACCCGTATGGTATCCCCCCAAGCCCCTTCGCCTTCTGGCGAAGATCTGCCAAGCGACAGCCGAGACCTACAAGATCCTAGATAATCCCTCCGTAGTTAAGTTGTTGGAGGCTCTCCGAGGGGGCAGCTATGCCCTGGTTATCGAAGTAGCTGGTGAACTCACTCCACAGTTGTATAGTGAGATGCCGTTGGAAACAGCTTACGGCTTGAACCAGTTAGCAGCGCTTGTGGCCAAGGTTCCTTTCGAGGACCCAAAGCTGCAACCGGAGGCGAGCGCGTGGAAGAAGTTCCGCCACGCAGAACACGTCTGTAAGCGAATCAATCAGCGGCTTGCTGCTGAGAAACGAACTTACAGATATCGCTACCTCTCCATCCGTGGGAAGGCGCGGGAGTTTATCAGAAAAGTCTTGGGGGATTCACCTCCTTTGAGGCAGATATACTCGCTCTGTGATTTTGGTCCGGGTGCGTCTGTGGGTGTACACGGTGAAACCACTCATTTGCTGGCGAAACTTGCCAGTGAGGAGTGGACGTGCACTCGCACCTGTTTCGATTACGCGTACGCTGCAATCTGCCATAATCCGCAGTTGTGGCGTGTTGTTACCGAGGACTACTACGGTGACATCACCTGCTTTGACCCGGAAATTCTACGGGAATGTTTAGCCAGGCGCGTGAAGTTTGTCGACGGTAACCTAATAACTATGGTACCGAAGAACGCGAAAGTTCACAGAACGATCGCGATTGAGCCCCTCCTTAATGGTTATTTGCAGAAAGGTGTTGACGAGTGGATGCGCAAGCGTCTGCTCAAAATCGGCATCGACTTGCGGTACCAGGCGGGAAACCAATGGTTAGCTTACATTGGGTCGCTCGGGGGTTTCAACCCGTTTGTCACTCTGGATTTGGCGGCGGCCAGCGACAGCATCGCGAAGATGACTGTCAAAGACCTGCTTCCCCCGGAGTGGTACGAGTTCTTGTGTTGCTTGTTGTCTCCCTGTTATACTACAGAAGATGGGGAGGTTCACTCGTATCACAAGTTCACCTCGATGGGCAACGGGTTTACGTTCCCGTTAGAGACGCTGATATTTGCGGCTCTAGCACACTCTGTTGGTGTCGAGACCGGTGACTGCGACGAACCAGCTTGGGGCAAGAAGCTTCCCCTGGGCAAGAACGTTTTGGTTTACGGCGACGACATCATCGTACGACAGAGCTCAGCTCTTTACTTGACCGAAATCCTGAAGTTCTATGGGTTCCGGTTGAACTCGGATAAGTCGTTCATTACTGGCGGCTTCCGAGAGAGCTGTGGAGCGGACTACTTCAAGGGAAAGGCGGTACGACCGTACTATATCAAGAGCTTCCTCGACTCTGAGGGGGAGCTCTATCAACTGG